TCCGTACATTTTCATGTTTATATAGTTACCATCCATCAACCCTGCTCCGTGCCTCGCCTTTAATGTCACCATCTTTCTATTTCCAGTCCTTGGACCATCTTCGGCTAATTCTTCTACAGACTTTAGCTTAAAGATACTGAAAGATGTACAAAGCCAAATTAATCGATCCGACCCAGACACAGCATCCGTAGACTCTTTAGTTATACCGTCACGGTTCAATTGAACAAACGCTAGGCACGGGAAGTCGTACTTTACAGCAAGATTATGAAGTGAGGTAATCTGAAAACCAAGAGCTTGATATTCTTGAATATTGTTACTTATGGCTGAGGATGACATAAGCTTTAAGTAATCATAAACGACTAGACACTCATTTGTTTGTCCGTTATCGTCTGTTCCTACTTCCTGTATCATCCACCTCTTAATTGTATTCGTGATTGTTTCAAAGGGCGCTCCCGAGACACTAACGTAGGTATATGGTATCTCTTTTATCTTTTCTGTAGCCTCCTTGATTTTGATAAATTTTTCTTCGTCTTCTAAGGATTGCCCTGTTGATATCTCGTTAATGGGTATACTGGTTAAGTTGGCAATGATCCTATTTAGATGATCCTCTTTAGACATTTCTGTATCAAGCATCAAAACGGGAATACCACGAGCCGCTACGTTCAAGGCCACATTGTCTGCAAAAACAGATTTACCAACGCCTGGTCTAGCAGACACTAAGTCAACACACTTCCTACGTAAACCCCCTCCAATTACTGCATCGTATCTTGGAAACCCTGTGGCAACACCGATTTGGTCGCATTTGTTATTAATCAGAAAATCAAGATATTCTTCAATACCATCGCCAAGTTTTTCTGGCTTGGTATTCGTTTCGTCTTCTCTTAAAAACTCCATTATGGGGTTCTCAATCAACCCAATAATATCATCTATGTTTTCATCCCCTTTTATTTCATCTACGTCTCTACCAATTTTCGCCGCTAGAGATTTAATCTTACGGGCAAACTCGAATTTTTTAATCTGGCCTGCAAAATGTACAACGTTCTCTTTTTTGACAGGAAACTGTATTAGCGAGTTTATATATTCCAGTTCTTGTTTAGTATTTATAGCTTCTGAAAGACCCAGTTGACTTGCTGCGGATAATACCGCCGGTACGTCTACTAACACCTCGCTTTGAAGAACTTTTTCTAGACACTTGTATAAAACCTGGTTGTTCTGATGCCCAAAAGTTTTATAATCAATAAGATCGCATATCTCAACATACGACTCTATCCCATAAGCAAAGAGGCCAGCCAATACGGCCCTCTCTGCACCAACATCCATCAACTTCGAATCCATTGTTTTTACCTTCCACCCCCGCAACGGTTACATCTGTGATAAGCTCCGTAGACATTTTTAGGGTCAATCTTAAAGGATTTTCCACACGCATGACACTCAACCTCCTCCATTTTATGCTCTTTGCGTGCTCTTGGTGTTCTTTCGAACATAGGGGTCTCAATATCCTTATGAGCCTCTCCTTCGTCTGTCCATTTGTTTTTCTTCGCTTTCACTGGTTGCCTACCTTCTTGTTTTGGGTTTCTATTAACTGTAAAATCTTCATTAACTTTTCCCAGTACAATCCCCCTGGTTGTTTGTTCATTTTGTTCTCCTGAAGTTACTTTTTGTTGATTACCAACTACTTGTTCTACTAGGTTTTGCTTTTGTTCCTCTGTTAGATTTGCTAGTATACTTTTAATCAGCTCGTCGTTTGTGGAATCTGTCATATTCTTTTTCCTTTTTCTATTAGGCAGTCCGCTTTTCTTCTGACTATCTGCTCCTTGTTTTTTAACGAAGAAACCCTAGCCTCTGCTACACTGTTCCATTCGTGTATCTTTTTTGCTACCATATTTTCTCGGATAACAGTAGCCTCTTTCATTTCGTGTTTTGTGTACTGCGAGAAGTTTTCAGACTCCTGAGAGATTATAGTCATTAAAGAAGCCTTACACCAGTTAATTACTGTCTCTTGCTTGCTTTTTTCTTGATTTATATGGTCAGCGTATTGATAAAGTAGATATGCGTAGTTAAAACAATCATCTCTTGTTAATTTTCCCATATCCGAAAGAGACATATCTTCTGGTAGCCTGAATTCATCCTTAAACTCTGGAGGGCCAAGATTTTTTGCCTCGATATATCTATCAATTCCGTCTAGAAAACCTTCAAGCCTCTCTTGCACAGTCAATTTGTTTTCTCCAGTCTTCATCTGTATCTAGGTAACTGAACTCTACAAGTGTTACTTCGTTTATTTCACACCACTCTTTTTTAATTGCGTCTCTTCTTTTATGTCCGTAGAACCCGGCCTTAGTCTTATGAAAAAAGGAACAGAACTCATAGTGCTGCTTTCCGTGGACCTCAACCCCTATCATAACACTTGGAATCAGAAAGTCAAGGAATAAAGCAGATTTTTTGCTAGGATTCCTAGAGCCTGGCAGCTTTACTTCTTCTAGAACGCTGTATCCTTTAAACATCTCACGTAATATATCGCGTGTTCGCAGGTGATAACTTGATCTTTTCTTTGCGTCATCACCCCTAACAATGTATTTTTTTAGATCAATCCTATATTCTCTACCGTTTACCCCCCGTACTTTCATATGATTTCTTTTATCTGGTCGTGAATGAACTTTGTGACTGGTTCGTTCTCGATTAAGAAGTCTGTTAGCTTTTGGATACCCTGAAACTTGAAAAACTTACTGACCGCCTCTAGGTCGTTAAAATCAACATCGTTAGCTTTTAACAACTTCTTTATCACAGGGTCTGTTCTGTTGTCGATAGCTACTGATATTTCATACCAGGCTCCTGCCCTTTTTACCATACTAAACTCATTTGCTAGCTGGGCGATCTCTTGGGCCTCGTCGATGCCTACGCCGTATCTGATCCAACCTTCTGCTGTTGAGTTTGGTGTACCGCCAGCAGCGGATGTTAGAATCCTCCAGTTGGCAATCTGGCCGACATGCGGACCAGAGTCGTCTCCAGACTGTAACCACTTACCCCTATGTGTGATTATCATTTTCGTACCAGCTTGATATTGCACCATGTTTCCAGAATCTTCCATCTTGGCTGGTGCCCAACGACTGCCTCCTGTGTTTGATATGTTATGTAGTATGAATATCAAAATAGCTTTCGTTCTTGATACGTCTCCAGATATTCTTTTAAGAAACATAGACATTAGTCTGGGCAGGCTATTTCTAACCCCCGTCCTAATCTCGCCTTCTAGTTCTTCTTGTGGGACCATACTTGATACGGAGTCTACAATCGCCACCAAGTCTGGTGTGTTCTTTACATAGGTCTCTAATGAGTTAAGGTATATCTCTGCTGACACTAGTGGCATCTCGTCGGTAGCTTGGACGATCTTGATTTTCTTTGGGTCAAACCCTTTGATCCCCGTAAAGTTCTCTTTTGTCATTCTACCTTCGGTATTAAAGTAGATGATGTTTTTACCCAGAGCCTGACATTTTGCAGCAAAGTATAGTGCGGTTGTTGTCTTCCCTGTTTTTGGCTCACCTCCTATGATAACGCAATTGCCCTCTCTTATGCCACCCCCAAGTGCAATATCCAAAGAAGGGGAGACGCTTAGCGTTTCAAAGGTCTCTAGCTTTTCAAGTACTTCTTCTCCACCCTGTATAATAGACCCGTATTTTGCTATGATTTGATTGCTAACGGCGTCATCTTCAAATTTATTAATCTTCTTCTTCTTTGCCACGTTCTATACTCCTTAGTTTATCAAACTTTGATTTTTTGCCGTAAGATCTCTTTCTAGTGGTCGCTTCTTTCTTTATCTCTAGGTTCTGATCTACACTATCTTTTTTGGTTTCTCTGTCCAGCCTATGTTGAACCTTGTACTTGTTTATAATAGACTTGGCTCTTGGGCTATTCAAAGAAAATATTCTTTTGAATTCTGGTGACCCAACAGCCTTGACTAAGACCTCTTCTGGACAATCCTTCAGGATTTTATTTGCTGCAATAAGCTGCCTTTTAAAAGTCCAGTCCCAGGGTTTTTTGCTCCAGAATTTGTAAGGCAGAGACCCTACGTTTTTGTTCTCTGCATTTCTTAGGCACATCATTTCGGCAATATAAGCAGCGCAGGTACAGTGGTCACCAGTCGTTTGGTGTTGGTATCTGCTTTTATCTGTTCTCTTTCTTTTCTTTAACATCGATTATAGCCTCTTCAAAACAGTTGTCAATAGTGTCATCATATTCTTTTTCAATTATTAACTCTGGAATAATCCACATCTGTTTTTTGACCAAGTCTCCATTTACCTTTCCAAATGTGAGGTAGTTTTTACTGGCCCCGCCCATCGAACACATTGCGGATGTAATCAAATAGATACCTTTAGCCCCCGTTAGATCTAGCTTTTCCTCGTGTGATCTGTACTGAAGGGCTAGTTCGGTTAGGTGGATTGACTGCTTAGAAACGCGAGCAGCCAGAGATACCCAATCTTTCATATCATAAAAGAAACTTTCCGACTGGTCGCTACATTTACATTTTATCCACACTACGTGCTTGTTTGTCCTGTAGTGTTGCATCCAGTTAGACACTAGTCTTCTCCGCTAATCTTAAATACACACTGAGGTCTTGGCGTTTCACCACGGAGATTTCTGCCTGCATCAGCTAGACTAGATGCATCCTCCGTCATTACGGCTATACCTTCTCTTGACGCCATCAGATTCTTAACATTAAATAGTTCTGGTTCGTCTCTTTTACACTGAGCTACGTGTTTCTTCACGGCAGACTTACTCCTGTCTAAAGACTTACAAATATCTTCAAGATTTTCTCCGTTCCAATTTTTTTCGATATAGAATTTTTCTGCTGTACCTAATGGTCCCTGCTTAGCCATCTAAAAAACTCCTTTGCGCCCTGGTTAAGTAAATAGAATTCTTGGTTTTAAGGTAGATCATATAGTAATCGAAGGTGGTCTTCGATACCCTCCTCATCTTTGTGTCTAAGTATTTCAC